ATCACGGAAGATCTACATCAGATACAGTGAGATTTAGAAACTGCTTGGGTTTTGATGGATTAACAGCAGCTAACTTTAACTTAGCTACAGGATATGCTATAACTAAATTAACAGATGATACATACACTATTACTGTTGCTGCAGCTTCTACTACTGGAACTATCTCAGGCGGTGGAGTGTTTGCCACAGTAGGACCAGTTACTTTGGAGGCTTAAATGAGCTTTACATTTGCGCAGTTAAAAACAGCAATACAGGATTACACTGATAATTCAGAAACATCCTTTGTAAATCATCTATCCGACTTTATAAAAGCAGCCGAAGAAAGAATATTTAAGAATGTTGACCTAGAGATATTTAGAAAGAATGTTACATCAGCATTAACAACAAGCGATAAGTTTGTAACAATACCAACAGATTACTTAGCATCTTTTTCATTTCAAATTACCACAGCAGGTAGTGAATCATTCCTTTTACAAAAAGATGTTAACTTCATACAAGAAGCATATGATGCTTCATCTTCTACAGCAAAGCCAAGATTTTATGCACAGTTTGATGCAAATAATTTTATCGTTGGCCCTACCCCAAACTCAAATTATGCAATAGAATTACATTACTATTATAGACCTACTAGCTTAACTGCTGGTGCAGAAAGTGGTACAACATGGTTAAGCACTAATGCTCCATTTGCATTATTGTTTGGCTCGTTAGTAGATGCATATATTTTTATGAAAGGTGAGCCTGATTTAATACAACAATATGAGAAAAGGTTTATGGATCAATTAACAAGACTTAAAGATTACGGAGAGGCAAGAGAAAACACTGACGCTTACTCTGAGGGTCTACCAAGAGCGCAGAGAACATAGGAGTAGAACATGGCAACAGCAAACGCAGCAACCACCTTTTTAGAGAATAGGATTTTGAGTTTTATCTTTAAAAACAACGCAGCATCATTTACCACACCCGGAAACGATATATACGTTGGATTAGCAACAGCAGTGTCCAACTTTAATGATTCAACTGGTGAGTCTGGAGATCCTACAATAACAGAGGCTACGTTTACAAACTATGCAAGACAACAAGTTACGCCAACTGCATCAGGATCTCCTGCTACTGGTGGATGGACATTGACAGCAGAATCTGCTGATACACAAAGTTGTACAAATGAAAATAATATAGAATTTCCAGCATCTGGTGGAACTAATAATACAATCACGCATGTCTTCATAATAACTCATTTAACTGCCACTCCTGACGTTGTAGGATCTGGTGGTAACGTATTATTTATAGGAGCATTAGATGCAAGCAAAGCAATAGCAAGTGGTGATATATTTAGAATAAACGCAGGTAACTTAACAATAGAGCTTAAATAATGGCATTAGTATTAAACGATAGAGTAAAAGAAACTACAACCACAACTGGTACTGGCACTCTTACGTTAGCTGGAGCAGTTACAGGTTTTGAAACATTTGCAGCAGGTATAGGTAATAGCAACACAACATATTACGCTATAGTTTTACCCGGAACCTCTGAGTTTGAAGTTGGTTTAGGTACATTAAATAGTGATTCCAGTACTTTAGCCAGAACACCTATAAGTAGTTCTAATAGTGATAGTGCAGTTAACTTTAGCGCTGGTACAAAAACAATCTTTTGTACAATACCAGCGTCAAAGTCAGTATTTTTAGATGCTAGTGGTAATGCAACATTAGGTGCAGATCTATCTGTGGGAGATGACTTAACAATATTAGGTGGGTTGATTGATCTTAAATCTAACAGTGGATCGCCATCACAAATTAAATTTTATTGTGAAAGTTCTAATGCTCATGCACAAACATTAACTGCACAAGCTCACAATCTAAATGCAACGAATACTTTGACTCTTCCCGGTGGAAACACGATAGGAAATGCTGATGCAACTCTTGTTTCTGATACTGGAACACAAACATTAACAAATAAAACCATAGATGCTTCTCAGTTATCTGGAACTGTAGCAAATGCAAGACTAGATGCAGAGCTACAAGCACTAGCTGGTCTAACATCAGCGGCAGATAAAGGTATACAGTTTACTGGATCAGGAACTGCATCAACATATGATTTAACAACGGCAGGTAAGGCATTGCTTGATGATGCAGATGCAGCCGCTCAAAGAACAACATTAGGATTAGGCACTGCCGCAGTTGCAGCTACTGGCATATCAAATACAAATGTACCAGTGTTTACATCAGGTGTAGCTGATAATGATTTCTTGCGTGTAGACGGTACATCAGTTGAAGGTAGAAGTGCATCTGAAGTATTAAGTGATATTGGTGGTCAAGCCTCATTAACTTTTGGTATATCAAACACAAACGCAGTGAAGATAGATAGTTCTAGTGTGGCAGATGATGAGTTTGCAAGATTTACTGCAAATGGTTTAGAGAGCAGAAGTGCATCAGAGGTTCTATCTGATATAGGAGCAACAACTGCCACGGCAGCAGCAGATGAGGCAACAGCTTTAGCAATAGCGTTAGGATAATGACATGGCAAATACATTTAAAGTAGTTACTGCGACAAATATAACAACCGAAGAACAAATATATGTTGCAGGTGGATCTGTTGAAGCAACAATAGTGCTAGGGATTATGGTTGCTAATACGACAACAAGTCAGGTCACTGTGTCAGTAAAACTTGTATCAGACACAGCAAGCAGAACACATAGTGGAACAAATGGTGGTGCTAATAACACAGTGCATTTAATTAAAAATGCACCAGTACCTGTAGGTTCGTCTCTTGAATTATTAGCTGGTAATAAGGTTGTATTAGAAGACACTGACGAACTTACACTAACTGCATCAGGGGCATCTGATATAACTATTTCTATCATGGAGATAACCTAATATGCCATATATAGGAAATACAGCAGGAAATAGATTTGTAGCCAGTAAGGCAGCTACACAACTTTCTGGTAACGGTTCTAATACTACATTCACACTAGAACACTCAGTTGCATCTGATGAAGATATATTAGTTTCTGTAGATGGTGTTATACAAGAGCCATCTATAGCTTACTCAGTAAGTAATGGTACTACACTTACATTTACCGCCGCACCCTCAAATAACTCTGGTAACAATATCTTTGTGTATTATTTGTTTAGAACTGTAGCTACAGTTGACCATCCATCGACATCCTCTTTACAAGCGACAGATGCTACATTTAGTGGAGCAGTTACGGCAAACGCTGGTGTTAATATAGATAACATAACTATAGATGGCACAGAAATTGATTTATCTAGTGGTAATTTAACGATAGATGTTGATGGTCAGCTAGTAATAAACTCTGATTCTGGACAAGTGGTTTTACAAGATGATACAGTGAATTGGGGTAATCTTCAAAATTCATCAGGTGATTTTATAATTGGCTCATTGGGTGCAGATAAAGATATAAAAATTCAAGGACTTGATGGTTCTTCTACAATAGATGCTCTTACACTTGATATGTCAGCGGCAGGTGCTGCCACCTTTAATGGAAATATTATCACTAATGGTAATATACTACAAAGTGCTGACAACAGCAGCAATACTTTAAGTGGTGGAAGTGCTTCAAACACAGGTGGTAATATAAATGTTTATGGTTCTTCTCATTCTTCTTTAGCAAGTAACATTAGATTTAGAAGTGGTAGTACAGTAACCATGTTAATGGATTCTTCTGGTGCTATGACTAAACCACTTCAACCTGCTTTTCATGTAGCAAACTCTAGCAATCAAGACAATTTAGCAGATAATACTGTGCTAACTTTTGACACTGAAATATTTGACCAAAATGACGATTTTGCATCAAATACATTTACTGCACCTGTGACGGGTAAGTATCAATTACAACTTCATGGCAGATTTGACCAAATAGATAAGGATGCTAATTGGGTTAGAATTGAATTGATAACTTCTAATAGAGCCTATAATTCAAGTATTATTGACCCCGGAGTTTTTGGTTATGACCCCACTTACTGGTCTTTTAATTTTGGTGTTTTAGCAGACATGGATGCAGGTGATACAGCTTATTTACAATGGGGTCAGTCTGGTGGGGCTTCTATTGCCGATAAAGATACACAAGTTCATTTTACAGGTTATTTAGTAGCATAAGCCAAGAGTGAAACAACTCAATCATAAAGGAGATAAAAATGGCAAATCACACAAAGACAATAACATTAACAGATTTACAACAGAAGATTCTGTCTAATGATTTATACAATGATGTATCAGACAATGCAGGTGTAGATGCTTGGATTGATGGTGCAATCAATGGCAAGTTAAACAACTGTTGGAAAAGGTTTCAGCAAGAGTGGACTACAAAGTTAATGAACGACAGTAGTTTCACAGACCCTATACCAAGCAACCAAGCAGACTTTGTTGCACTTGTAACTGCGAGAAGTGACTATAAGACACGCAAACAAAGAGATGATGCAAATAGCATAGGCTAGGAGTAAAGAATGGCATTAACAAAAGTAGGTAAAGAAGGAATAACTGGAATAGATAATTCTAGTGATGCAACTGCTATTACTATAAATAGTTCAGAAACAGTTATGATTGGTAGAACTTCAACTGGATATTCAAACACTGGCGCACAGTTTACTGCTAGTGGAGCGCAAAATATTTTAGTCTCAGATGGTGACTATGCTCTTGGTTTAGGTAGAAACACAAGTGATGGAGCTATACAGGAATTTAGAAAAGATGGCACTACTATAGGTCAAATAAATGCTGATGGTGGTAGGCTTTTAATAGCAAGTTCCAATGCTGGTCTTAGATTCGATAATAGTAATAGTGCAATATTTCCAAGAAAATCTGATAATACTACAAGTGATAATTTAATAGGTCTAGGGTTAGCTGGTCATAGGTTTACTAGCTTATATTTATCAGATGGTGTATATGTAAGTGGTACTGCTGATGGTAATAAACTTGACCATTATGAAGAAGGAACTTGGACACCACAACTTTCTAATGGAAGCAGTAATATAGGTACAACTGTTCCTAGTGGTTATGATGCTTGTTTTACAAGAATAGGAAACTCTGTTCACGCAGAATTTTATATTCAAAGAAGTGATTCATCAAGTGATAGTAATCCAATAATATTAGCAGGTTTGCCTTATGCTCATAAACAAATTCCTGCTATTGTTGGGCAATGCTGGATTGATAATTCTACTCAACCAACTTTTCCTGATATTAGATGTTTTTTATATTTACCAACTAATTATCAACAACTTTATTTTATACACGCTGGTTCAAGTAATAATTATGTAACTTTCAATCAATTTGAAAATGGCAGATATATGTATGCTGCATTTGATTATTTAGTTTAATTAAGTTTAGGAGAAAAAAATGGCAATAACAAAAACAATAGAAATACCAAATATAGAGGTCGTTAATTCATGGAACATACAAGTTGCAACAGATACTGTTATAAAAGAAGATAATGTCGAAATAGGAAGATCAAGGCATCGTCATGTATTACAACCATGCAAATCATCAAAAGGTGAAGATGGTAAGTGGACACACACAGACACCGACATAAGCAAAGAAGCTAGTGAAGTACAAGCAATAGCAAATGCTGTGTGGACAGATACAGTTAAGGCTAATTATAAAACATTCGTAGAAAGCCAAGAGGTATAAACAATGCCATACATAGGAGTCAGTCCACAATTTGGAGTTAGAAGAAAGCATACTTATACTGCTACGGCTAGTCAGACTAGCTTTTCTGGTGCAGGTGCAGAGGGTGCAACATTAAGTTACACTGACTCCAACTTTGTTGACGTATATCAAAATGGTGTAAAGTTAGGTGATGCAGACTACACATCTACAAGTGGCACAGCTATTGTTTTAGATCAAGGAGCATCAGTTGGTGATCTCGTAGAAATAATAGTTTTTGATGCTTTTAGTGCCGCAGACACTGTAAGCAAAGCAGATGGTGGCACGTTTGATGGTACAGTCACTTTGTCTGGTGGCGTGTCAGGTGATACGACATTTACAGGTGCAATAACAGGCACAACTGCTACATTATCTACTGCTGATAACACTGCACAGTTAACTCTTAAATCTACAGACGCAGATGCAAATGCAGGCCCTTTATTAGATATGAAAAGAGATAGCTCTAGTCCTGCTGATGGTGATTTTCTCGGTCAATTAAATTTTATAGCAGAAAATGATGCAAGTCAGGAAGTAACATATGCACAAATAACTGGTAGAACTGTAGATGTTACAGATGGTACCGAAGATGGCAGGATAGCAATAAAAACAATGAGAAATGGAAGCTCTAGAGCAGCTTTAGATTTTAATTCAGGGGAAACTGTTTTTAATGATGATGGTGATGATGTAAACTTTCGTGTTGAGTCAAATGACAGTGATATGATGTTTTTTATTGATGCTGGTAATAACATGGTTGGTATTGGCACAGATTCACCACACGATTTATTAACTGTCAAAGGACTAAGTGGAGCAAGTACAGATATTAGCTTTGCAGGTGGGGATAATACAAATGAGGTAAGATTGTTTTTTGGCGGAAGTAGTAGTCCATTTAATGGTGCGATTCAATACTTACCAAACAATGACTATATGACATTTAAAACTGCTGGAGTTGAACGTCAAAGAATTTTTAATACAGGTGCTTTTGCTCTTAATCTTACTCATAATCCAGTATCAGATTCAGGTAATACCACAGGAGGACACTACTTTACAGCAAATAGTTATACTGCTTTTTCTAAAAATGGTGGTGTTGTTTCATATTTTAATCGTACATATAGTGATGGAAATATAGTAGCGTTTAGACAAGACGGAACTGATGAAGGCTTTATATCA